TGTAGCTTATTGGAACGGTAGTTTATTTTCTTATTTCTCTAAAGGCTTTACTTTTAATAGACGTGAAAATTGGCTTCTATTAAATGAAAGGTTAATGAAGTTCTGGGGTAATGGTCGCTGGGCTGGTTATAAAACTGCTGAAATATTTATGAAAGTTCTTGACTTTGATGTTGAACCTACTGATATGGGACACAATGGAGCGTCTGGCTCTAGGCGTGGTCTTGAAATATTATTTAATAATGTGCCGTCTGGTAATTCCAGTAATGATATTAAGGAACTTGATTTATTAAGTAATGAACTTGTCCTAACTATGAACGACCGAGGATATCACGCAACTATTGAAACTGCTGAAACATCTCTTTGTGATTTTAATTCTAAATTAAAAGGGCGATACTATACGGGAATTGATATTGATAAAATGCAAACCGCCTTAAAAGAAGTACCTAGCAAATATACGGATTTATTATTTGAAGCTCGTAAAGAAACTTTACCACATCAATTTCTTGGCGAGTTAAATAATTGGGACGGTGTAAGGAAAGATGTTAAGCTTCGGTCTTGAATTAGAACTTCCTGATATTGATACCTCTGTTGAAATACCAGAGGAACTTGGCTCGTACGATAGGCAAGATTATACAATCGTAAATAATTGCGGTGTTGCAAATGACAATTTAAAAAAATTTGTATTAATTGGTTCTGAAATAAATACAACTCCTACTGAAAGTGTTATTGAACAATTACATATTGTTGAAAAGCTTTACAAATTGTTTGATACAAAAACAAATCATAAAAGTAATTTGCATATTCACGTGGGCGTTAATGATATGTTGCACTCGGTTGAAATGATTAAAGAGTTTCAATTCTATGTAAATAAATACGAGGACTTTGTTTATTATTTTATAGACCCAATGCCCGTTCCTAATTCTGAATTAATGAGGCAAAGAATTGCACACGTAAGAAAATCACATCAAACTAAATTAACTCGTGAAGCAAAGAAACTAATTGCAACTGCGCGTAATCACTCTCAATTAAGGAATGCTCTTGCCGTTAATCGTATTAGTAGGCGAGCTGGTATAAATTTAAAAAGCTTGTATTCAAATGGAACGATTGAATTTAGACATTTTTTTGGAACAGACGATATACAAGAATATGCTTCCGCTCTTGTCTGGTGTGAGCATTTTGTTAAGTGCTTTCTTTCTCAAAGAAATCCATTTGCAAGTTTTGAAAGTATGAATTTAAAACTACCGCGTATGGCTGAGTTCAACGAAACTTTACAACTTGGTTTTGAATTTACAAATAAAAAAGTTAAAGAAAAATTTGGAGAAGCTGAATATCTTAAACGCTTACAATTTATGAAAGAAAGGGGAAAAGTTGAAGCCAAACATCTTGGTAGTATGTTCGGGTAATATAAATCGTTCTGCCGTTGCCGAACAAATGTTTAAAGACAAAGGTTATACAAATGTTGATTCGGCTGGGTTAGGTAAAGGCGCGTTAAAAGGTCTGCCCGCTACTAAAAGAATTATGAACGCGTATGGGAAATTTTTTGAACACAAAAGTAAGCAAGTTGATTTCTTGTTAGTTGAGTGGGCTGACGTTATTTATTGTATGGGTAGTGGTCAAGTAAGTAAGCTCAATAAAAAGTTCTTAACTAACAAAGCTCGTAGGCTGGCTGATTACAATATTGCTGACCCGCATTTTACGAAAGAATATGCGCTAGCGGTTGTTCAAATTAAAAAAGAAGTAGAAAGGATATTATGCGAATTGGAATAATTGGAAATGGAATAGCTGGCTCTATGGCTAAAAAGATTGCTATTAAAAATGGTTATGAAGCAAAAATTCACTCGACCAATAGAGATGTTGCTTCTCGTTCTGCGCTGGCTACGATACGTCCTACTTGGTTTTCAAAAGACCAAAGGGCAAACATTGAGGAAAGCTGGGCTTGGTATGAGGAATTTGGCGCTACTGTAACTCGTTCCGCTTGGGTAAGTAGTTGGCGTAATGATAAAGTCGTTGAACAGGATTCGTGGTGGCTGGTAAATCCATTAAGCGTTTTAGAAGCTCCTGATTATCTTTCTGAAGTTTGGCATATTGACCAGATTAAAAGGTTTGGCTATGACGCGGTGCTTGACGCTCGTGGTATAAATTTAAATAAAAATCTAAATAAGTTCTGGGGAGCTACGTTGGTAAGTAGGTCTGCTGAAATGTTAAACGCTCCATACCGTGTTCATCACGTCCGCCCATATCATTCTATTCAAATTGTAAAAACTGACGGAGCCGTTCGTCTGGGTTCAAGCATAAGTAAAGATAAAGAAAAATGTAAGCTTCAAGTATTTGATATGTTGGACTTGGCTGAAAAACTTGGGTTAGTGTCTGAAGTTAATGATTGGTCTTTGTCTATGGGCGTTAGGACGCAAACTGTAAGTAAAGATGTTATCGTTCCAAGTGTGAAAGAAAATTTTACTTCTATTGGTGGCTTGCATAGAGTTGGCTATGGTCTTGCTCCGTCTTTAATTGCTAGGTGGCTTGATTCGTTATGTTAAATACTTTTTATATTATTGGCGCTCCAGCGTGCGGTAAATCTACTCAAATGGAAAAAATAATGCACGGCTGGGAAGTTGTTGAACAATTTACGAAGCCAATTAGATACACCGTGTATCGTTCTGGTAAAAACTTAAATATATATTTAGGTAAAAAGCACGAAGTTTTTTCTGGTACCGATACTCTTTCTTTTACTGCAATTAAGTTTATGAACGGTTTGTATTCTGCTTGGTCAAGTCTTGAGAAAATTAATTGCGTTGTTGCTGAGGGCGATAGGTTGGCTAATGCAAAGTTCTTTGATACTGCTAAACGTTATGGCGATTTACATTTGTTAAGTTTAGAACTTGACGAACTTGTTCGTAATGAACGTGCTGAAGCTAGGGCAAAGGCAAACAATTTAGATGTCCAGAATTATGAGTGGGTTAAATCTCGAATAACAAAACATAATAAACTTGCTGAACAATATGGCGCTTATCGGATAGATTGCACTGGTAAAGGTAAAGATAAAGTCTTTGTGGAAATTGCTGAAAAATTTAGTAACATTGGATTATGAACGCACTAATTGAATTAATTAAACAAATAGATATAAGTAAATATAGTCAAGACGAATTTAGAGCGATTGTCGATGAAATTGTTTTGCATTGGAAAGCTAATAACTTTGATAAGGTTCTTGATAAGTCTGGCTGGCTAGACATTGGGGGTTCTGGTTGATTGATATAAGGTTAAGAAAAAAAATTTCTCAAGAGGAGCTTGACCAAAAAAAAGGCAAGATACTTACTGACGAGGATTACAATTTATTAATTCATAAAGATACTACCGTGCGTGGTTTAGACGGTCGCGTAATTGCCGTCTTTCAAAAAGGTGTTATACCTGATTCTATTGTTGAGGAAACTTACGAAACTCTACACGAATTAAAAGGTTATCAAACTAACAATAGAGGTCTTGCTTCTGGAACTCCGCGCCTTACTAAGAAACAGGGTATGCGTTCTGCTTCTGCTAAAAGTATTTCAAGCGCTATTGTTGGAAGCTTCGACGCTATGGGCGCAAAACAATATTGTAGGCTTACTGCGTTTAGTGGTCGTGAAATGGACAAGTATAAAAAGCTCTTTCCTCTATTTGTTTTTATTGGCGACGAAATGAAAAAGGTAGCACCCGATAGATACAACGCTCAAATGGAATTTGTTAATCGAACTCATCAAGATTGGGTTATTCCTAATACGCCATTTACTACGGTAACTGTTAATAACTCCTACCCTACTGGCGTTCATACCGACAAAGGCGATTTAGACGAGGGTATCTCTACTCTTGCTTGTATTAAAAAAGGCGATATAGCTGGTGGGTATTTGGTTCTGCCTGAATATCGTATTGCTTTTAAAATGGAACATAAAGACTTGCTTATCTTTGACGCTCACCAATGGCACGGAAATACAGAGCTAATTAAAAATACTGAGGACGGCGAACGTATTTCTGTTGTTTGTTATTACCGTACCCGTATGGAAAATTGTGATTCTATGGAAAGCGAATACATTAAACGCTTAAAGGTTCAAGAAAAAAAATTAGTTAATGATTGAGTGGGAGCCTAACGAATCCTACGCCGAATTTAAAGCTCGCAAATATGCTGGGCGTTCTGGTATGGGACAACCAAATTCTAATAAACGTATGGCGGGTAAATGTCCTAACACGGACGAAATTAAAACTAAGTGTAGTTGCCGTACTTGTATCAACAGACGTAATCGTTCTAAAGGTAGGCGCAAACAAAATCTAGCTCGTAAAAAACTAGGAATACCAGATAATCGTTTTCACGGTGCTGACGCTCACGAGGAAAATTGGGCTACAGGTTTAAGGGTTGAAGTTAAAGCTGGAAAACAAGTGGAGCCTTTAAAGAAAATATTTTATAAAAGCAAATTACAATCTGATACTTCACATAGGGCTTTTGGTGGTATGGGCAAACCGTTTATTCAAGTGTCTATGCCTGACGGTTCCTCTAAAGGTATTGTTAGTTTTGAACTTGACGATATTGAAAATGTTTGTGTTGAGGTTTTGAAAAACTTTGGTTACGAATTTGGGGATTGAGATGTTCAACTATGGCGAAGCTTTTGAAGTTAATACTTCGGAAAGGCACCACGTCCGTAGTTCTCCTACGACTCTATTTCTCTAGGTTCCCCAATTCTCTTTAGCTTGGACTATAAGGATTTTTCTCTGGGTATTCTGTACCGCAACGATTACAATAACTAAAATCATTATCGAATTTAATTATCTGTAAATGGTTTTCTGAATCGCACATAGGCGCTTCTTTTGGTACTTGCTCCTCTAGTAATTGTCCTAACGCCGTCCAATGCTTAACAAGTGCATAAGGCGTAATAGTCATATTAGACCATTTGGATTTATAAATCAAAACTCTTTCAAGTATGTCATCATAAGTCGCTTCTGCTTCGTGCAATTGTTTTGCGCATTTATTGAATCCGCCAATCTCGGTCTTTGTAGTTGGCTTGTA